CTGTTGCCATCTCATCAATCGTACCATCAAGTTTTCTCATCTCGCCTGGCTTTCCATGATAACAAGCATGTGACCTGTGCTGATATGCTTCTCTCCATAATTTTCCGTGGTCAAGTGCATACTTTTTAGTACGTTCAGGCCAAAACTTATATGTTGAATACTTCTGATTATCACCTGTAAGTTCTGTGAACCCTGTAGGTGTACCAGTAGTCAACATGAGAGTGAAGAAACGTCTCTTGATGGCTTCACGTGCAATCTGTAGATTAGCACCTTGAGCCCATGCATTGTTAAAAAACAAGTCGGGTTCAAATTCATCGTAGGCTTCAAAGAACTCATCTTGTCTTTCGTTGATATCAAATCCTGTCTTTTCACTGACAAGTAGATACTCCGCATCAGGCCAATTTTCTAAACACTGTCTGTGTATCTCAGACCCTATTGAAACATTCTTGTCTGTATGACCGTCATGTCCTGTTATGAGTATTTTACTCGGTTTCATCGTCTAGTTCCTCACGTTGATGCTCGTCTATCTCCGCACCACAAAACGGGCAATGTTGAATTGGATAATGGTGCTCATCCATTTCAGAGTAAACTTCACATTCACTCTGGCAATCTGTACAATAAAGTTTAATCAAACTCACTTTGGTACGCTCCTTGTGCTTTTATTAAATAATTTGGTTTTTCTATTAAATGTGGCATTTCTAAATGCTTACATAGATTTTCATATGACTTTCTTTTACCATCTATCGTAACAAATGGTAAAGATGATTCTTGCGGTATGTCTTTGTATGTGAAATCTAATCCACAAACGTAAACTCTCACTTCATTTTCTACTCTGTCGATGGTATTAAGCATGTGTTCGTATCTTTCGCAATACACATCCTGTTCCCACTCGGCAGGTAGATATAACTTATAACTTCCCACCTTTGTGCATCTCATCTAATTCTGTGTAACCACCTACATTTTCACCATTGATGCGTATCTGTGGAAAAGTGCGAGCGCCAGGGAATTCTTCTAGTATCTCCTCTCTTCCAAAATCTACACCTAATTGCTTATATGTGTATTCATAACCATTCTGTTCGCACAATGCTTTTGCTCTGTCACAAAAAGGGCACTGTGTCTTTCCATAAATTTCTATCATGCTAAATCTCTATACTTCAAACAATGACCATGGTATGTTTTCCATTCGTCATTACATTCCTCTTCAATTACGTCTTCGTACTTATACTTAGGCAGTTCCTCAGATGGGATATTACTGCAGGCGGGTATCAAGAGTACAATCAATGTAAATACACTGAGTGCGTATATACTAAGTAATACCTTCATAACGTAAAGTCATCAAACGTATCGTCTTGTACGTCTTGTTTAATACCACCAATGACATAAGATTCAATCTCTGTCTCTTGTGGTGCGTTCTGTAGTCCTCTACTGTTAAACCAGTGTTTTGTCCATGGTAATGGATTGTTAGCACTTGATACATCATAGATTGCTTTGAGACCAATCGCACGTAGTCTCTTGTTTGCAATGTACTCTACGTATTGACTGAGTAGTGGTACAGATAATCCAATCATAGAACCTTCTCTGAATAGGAACTCTGCCCATTCCTTCTCTTGGTCTACTGCATCACGGTACATTTGATATACCTCATCTTCACAGTCTTTCATGACCTTGTTCATGACCTTATCTTTTTCATGTGACTGGTAACACTTTAGAATGTGTTGTGATACGGCAAGATGTTGTGCTTCGTCTCTGGCGATTAGCGAAAGTATCTTCGCACTACCTTCCATAACTTTCAGTTCACCAAATGCAAATGAACACGCAAACGATACAAAGAATCTAATCCCTTCTAGGATGTTTACTGATATCAGTGCAAGATACAATGCTTTCTTAAGTTCATATTCATCTACCTTATATCCTAGTGACTTCTTACGTCCTAGTTGAATAAAATGGTCGTACTTTTCTGTTACCATGTCAGCACGTTTTACAATAGCAGGTTCATCTATAATTGTATCAAATATATCACTAGGGTTACTATACACATTCTTTATAATATGTGTGTAGGAACGTGAATGTATAGTCTCAAAGAAGTCCCATGTAATAATACAAGACTCCAGTTCAGGCAGAGTCACAAATGGCAAGAACGCTAAAGCAGGTGCTCTGCCTTGAACTGAGTCAAGTAAAGTTTGATATCTAAGATTAGATGTAAATATGTGTTTTTGTGATTTGTTCAACGAAGCATAATCATTCCTATCTTTCTGTAAAGATACCTCTTCGGGTCTCCAAAAGAATCCTAGTTGTTTCTGTGTTAACTTGTCGAATATAGGATATTTAAAGTCATCAAATCTTTGGGTGTTTAATGGTTCGCCAAAGAACATTGATTCTTTGGTAAAGTCCACTTTTTTTCTATTAAATACTGTCATTCTTCTATTTTCTCAAATTCTAATTGGTCGTAATTATTTACAAACCTATGTTTTTGTCCATGAAGTGATTCATACACCTTTGACCATCTTTCCATTTCTTGGCGTTCTACGGTGCTGTCATCAGATTGTACATATCGATTGGGTCTACCATCATTGGCCAAAACCATGCGAACATCCCCGTATGCATCGCTATCTTGAACACGAAACATGCCGTTTGTTTTTTCATTGTTAACTGCACCTAGATTACTAACATAATCTGTTACAAAATGCAAGAACATATGGTAACTGTGATTTCCTATAAAAGTATCTCTCCAGTGTACCACATTTGGCCCTTGATACAAGAGTAAATCTCCAACTTCTAATTTAACTGGAATAGACTTTCTATGACGGATTGGTATACCTTGAGTCTCATCAAAACATTGACTGATATCCTCGTCTACCCAATTGCGGGTGTTATCAACCCATATTACCCATGGTTCATTATCATCTGATTGGTAATCCAAACAAATAGTAGCACTTACTTCACATGATGGTCTATCAGCATGAGCTCTGAGGTATGAACCCCTAGTATATTTCCTACTGTAGGAGTATGTTTCCACTAGTTGCATATCGAATTCTTTTCGGAGCTTCTTATGTATATACCTGTGCATTGCAACACCCATAGGCATAGTGTGACCAGCGGTTGTTGTATATTTTGATGACTCAGGCCCATTTGGAATAGCTTCTACTTCTGCTTCCAAAAGTTGGTCTGCTAATGGATGGTGTTCAATGGTCTTCCACACATCCATAGTAAACTCAATCATTTCTTTAGGTATGAAGTTACGGAATACTGTATAACCTTCCGTTACAAACTGGTGAGTGTGGTCATTGAAAACACCTCTCACAGTTTTCCCATAATTTGGGCCATCTCTCATTTTAACATTATATGGCACAGGCTTCACAGTCCTCATCATCAAATGGGTCAGCAGGTAATAGTGGTTGCTCATCCTTCACCACATCCTCTTCCTTACCATCCATTGTATTATGGTAGTATGATGTCTTCCATCCATACTTGTAAGTGTTCAGTAAATCTCTTGCCATTACAGACACAGGGACTTCACCATTCTCATAGTTTTCGGGGTTATAAGACCAGTTACCACTTATACCTTGGTCAAAGAACTTCTGCATGACTGCAACAATCTTAATGTATCCTAGGTTATCTTCCATATCCCATAACAATGTATAGAAATTCTTTAATTGTGTATACTGTGGTACAATCTGTTTCAGTGTACCTTTCTTACTTTTCTTAACTGACAAGTGGTCTCTTGGCGGTTCAATACCATTCGTTGCATTTGATACAACACTAGATGATTCACTTGGCATTTGTGCACTCAATGTAGAGTGTCTCATACCATGTTCTAGGACTTCGCCACGTAGAGCCTCCCAGTCTTTCTTAAGAGAAACACTAACTAGGTCATCAACATCCTTCTTATACGTGTCAATTGGCAGTATTCCCTTTGAATACTTGGTCTTATGGAACCAATCGCACTTACCCTTTTCCTTAGCAACTTGAACAGATGCTTTGATTAATGAATACTGAAACTCTTCTGTTAGTTCGTGGACTAACTGTAGGGATTCATCACTACCATATGCCTCTTTATGTTTTGCAAGATAATGTGCAAGTCCAATATAACCAATACCAAGACTTCTTCTAGACAACGTGGATAACTGTGCGGCTTGAACAGGATACTCTTGATAATCAATTAGTTCATCTAATGCTCTAACTGCTAAATCAGCAAGGTGTCCCACTTCTTCAAGTTTCACAATACCAACATTGATTGCACTTAAAATACATAATGCAATCTCACCATGTCTATCAGAGATATCTTGGATTGGTTTAGTGGGCAATGTAATTTCTTGACAAAGATTACTCATGCTCACTTTGTCAAGGAAACTACTATGCGTGTTACAGTGGTCTATATTCATGATATAGATTCTGCCAGTCTCTGCTCTTTCTTTTAGTAAATCTGTTATCAATTCACGGGCATTTACCTTAGTCTTCTGAATACTGGTTGCACGTTCATACTTCTCATACAATTCATCAAACTCTGGCGTTCCAAATGCCTCATATAGACCTTCTGCAACATGTGGTGAGAACAATGTAATGTCCTCGTTTTTGAGGAATCTCTGATAAAAGAGTTCACTCATTTGAATAGAGTAGTCCAGTTTTCTTACTCTATTATCTTCTGTACCCTTATTGTTCTTGAGTACGATGATATCGTTAATTTCTTGATGCCAAATAGGGAAATGAACTGTTGCACTTCCACCCCTCACACCATTCTGTGTACAACATCTTACTGTAGATTCAAACTTCTTAAGAAAAGGAATGACACCTGTGTGTTGTACCTCACCCCCACGAATCTTAGAACCCAGTCCTCTAATACGTCCAGCATTGATACCAATACCTGCTCTCTGAGCAACGTACTTACCAATTGCATGGTCACTTGAGAAGATTGAATCAAGTGAATCATCAGCATCTACTAGAACACAACTTGCAAATTGTTTTAATGGTGTTCTTACCCCTGCCATAATAGGTGTGGGGATACTAATCTTAAATGTAGAGATAGCATCGTAATAACTCTTAACATACCATAGTCTATTCTTTTCACCATGACCATTATACTTTTGGAACAATGTCATAGCAATCATCATGTACATGAACTGTGGTGTCTCAAACACTTCATTGGTACTTCTGTCCTGTACAAGGTACTTGTCTACAATTTGTTGCAGACCAGCATAAGTGAAATCAAAATCTCTACTATGCCTAACGTAACTATTACAAATATCAAACTCTTCTTCTGTATAATAGTCATGTATCTCCTTAGTGTACACACCAATGTCGATATTCTTATTAACCATATCATAGAGTCTAGGGTAGATGTCTTTCCCATCTTCCCACTTCGTACCGAATACTTGTTTCTGAAGTGCAAACAGCAATAGTCTAGCTGCTACAAATTGATAGTTTGGATTTTCTAATGAAATCAAATCGGAGGCAGAACGAACTAAAATACTTTGAATATCTTTAGTAGTAATACCGTCAAAAAATTGAAGACCACTGTTCATTTCAACTAATGATTCTGAGATGCCTGTGATGTTCTTACAAGCGGCGGATACCATAACATGGATTTTATCTAGATTAATGTCTACCAACTCACCGTTGGATTTTACTACTTTAATGTCCCCGTTTTCATGTGTCATATTCTTTTATACTCCTGTAACTTAAGTTTTGCAGAAAGGCCAGTGTAAGTGCAAGAGTTGATTATCTCCACGATTTCGTCTTTAGTCATTCCATTCATTATCATCTCATTTATGTCTTTTAATCCATCGACTCTTTTATCAGTCCACAGACATACGTTAAAGCCATCTTCGATGACCTCTTCAATTTTCTTTAGAATAACTGCATTGCGTGGTTCGTTATCATATATTATTATTGCATTCTCTTTAAGATTAGAAATCTTTTTAAAATCACTACCACCAACTGCTATAGAGTTTGGTAGGAATAGACTATCTATCGGCCCTTCTGTGACATAGATAGTTTTTGACTTGTCCACATTATTAATGTTATAGATGAGTGGAACGTCATCTACGAATCTCATGGTTAAGTATCTCAGAGGTGAATCATTTATTGCTCTACCACTTATACCAATCAATTCTCCATTCTCTGCGTAGAATGGAAATACTATACGAGAATCATTACCTAAGACCCTCTCTTTATACTTAGTATCTAAAAAAGAGAGAGATTGTGCCTGTTGTACAAACAACAGTTTTTTAATTATATCATCGTCTATTTTTCGGTCTTGGAGATACTTTCTTGCATCTCCTCTTTCCCATGCTGAAACACAGACAGCAGGTAAATTATTCTCGACAGTCGTATTTAGAGGTTTTGATTTTGGAACAAATTTAAAGTCATTTGCACTAGGCATCTTTCTTTTCTTGACTTTAATTTTTGTGCCACCCTTCTCTTGAAGATACTCCTTCAAGTATTCTCTATGGATATCGGGGAAGTTATCCTTAAGGAAGTGAACAGACGATGTAGATTTACCACAATTGTGGCACTTGTATACAAAGTTTTGTTCCACGACAAAATGATACCCACGTGCTTTGTGAGGATTCGTTTGAGAATCACCACAGTAGGGGCATCTGTGATTAAGAGTTTTTTCGTTTTTCCACTTGCAGACATCCAAACGGGATGCTACCATACTTAAGTATTTGCGTTCTAACCATATCATACTAGCTATTATACTAGAATGATATGATTATCACAAGGGGGTTTTGTAAGGAATCTTACTATTCGTCTTCGCTAGTGGCTAAGCCTGGAGCTTCACCTGTCTTTAACCAAACGTCTAGTCTTTCGTTATACTCTACCATAGCTATGTCATATGACTTCTTAGCTAAATCGTAACCAGTAGTGCCTTCTTCTGGCATTGGGTCGCCCATTGATGGTTTTAGAAGATGGAAATCTTCTTCTTTTCTTTCGTCTGCCATTTTTTATCTCCTAAAATGTATGTCAGTTATTTATGTTATTTATGTCTTTCTTCTTCGGAACTCGCACAACTATTCTAGGTGGTTCGGGTTTCCTGTAAGAAGTTATAAGACCTGTAGCGGTCACCAATAACAACAATGCTAGAGGGTCAAACACAAATATCAATGCTATTATAACATATCTGACTGCGTTGTCTAGATAGTTTTTTGCATCATCTTGTCCGTATAACATTTCTGCAACGTACATGATTGGGCCAACCTTTCCTTCTTGTTGTAACTGGAGTCTCTCAAATGGTAACTTCTCAGTATTGAGTGTTACTATCTCATCTACAATTTGGTCAATAGAAACAGCGATGTCTTGTCGTTCATCTTTCTGTCTTCTATCTATATAGTTCCTGTCTTTTGGTTGTGCAGTGTCTATGATATTATCTAAACTTGAAACTCTGCTTTCCAATCTCTGTAATTGATTCTCTTTTGACTCTATTCTTTTGTCTATGATAGACATCTCTAGAGAATATGAATCACCTTCTAGTGCGGTTTCAATGTTTGCTTTTGATAGAAATCCAAATATACCTAACGATGTAATCAACATGAGTATAACTACTGCGGAAGCAAGATAATACTTCATGTAGTTAAGTTTGTCCCAAAACATATGAACGTAAGCTGCAGTAACTATTTTACCAAATTCTAATGCACTCATCATAACTATTGTGGACATATATGCCCCCGCAAATATAATCCCCATTCCTATAACGGAGAAATAGGCAGCGATGCCCGCTATCATTAGACTTGTTGCTAATGCCAAATAGTTCAGAAATTGCATAATTTATTTTGGTTTTCTAGTCCAAAGTTCGTAGAATCTTTTGTCTCGTTTTCGTTTCATTGTAGTAGGCATTGATATAGCACTACCTGTTGCGTTCACTGGCGCATCTTCATTTAGTTTTTCCATCCGCATATATCCCATCAAGTCATCAGCAAGTTGTAGACCAGCGGTATAATCTGAAGGATAATGTAATCCTGCTTCAACTCTACCCCATCCACATGTATGAGCGGCTTCATGTAATTCTTTTCGGTGGTCGGGATATAAACTTGCATAGTAATTAGCAACCACCCTAGATTGTACTGCATGTCCACTTGGATAAGCAGGGGTCTTTGCAGTCGGTGTAACGAATGGTTTAAAGTCCATCTTTAATGCATCTGCCAATTGATATGGTCTTGGACGATTAAAAAAGTTTTTAAAGTGTCTTACAACAGGACTGCATTGTCTTTCAATGTATTCGATAGTTGCATCTTCAAAGTCTAAATTATTCTCTTCCATGTATGCTTTGATATAGTACGAACCATCTTCATCGCAATCAACGTACTGTCTTTTGATTACAGGTGTTGTATTTTTAAGTAACTGCTGAAGTTTTTTGATGTCATCTATGCTAGCAGTTGAGTTATTTGCTGGTGGTACGGCAACTGATATTTTTTGCCAACCAGTAGACCATAAGTCTATGTCTTTATACTTAGGCTTCTTCAACTCTGCTTGGTGTCCGTACACCATGTCGTTGACTTTTGTTACTTCCTCAATAAACATCATCAGCGGTTACCAATACTCTGTGTTCTTCTAGAAATCCTATGTAAACAGGAATACCATATACTATACTATGTTCTGCTACAATCTGTATAGGTGTTTTTGGTTGATATCTGTAATCATTTTGATAGATGGCCTGTCGGAGATTGTATGTGACTCCCACACGTAAGTCTGCTAGATTAATAGTTTCTTGAATAGATTCAGAAGTGACCAAGTCGTTCTCTTTTAAATGTCTGTAGAACTTTTCGCACAACTCATCTGCTTGGTCTTCAGTCAGTCTAGTTTCTTCTTTAAGTAGTGCAAGTGCAATTGCATATGAAGCGAACTGTGATTTACCAAAAGGAACTCGTTCAATCAGTTTTTTTAAATTGAATACAAGTCTATGTAAAGGTGTGTATGATGCCTTTTCAGTTGCAGTAAATGGTTTGTTTTCTAATTTGACAGCAGGATTGTTAGGGTCGGGTTTGTGTGTAATCCGTTTACCCTTCTTGTCTATGTATCCAAATTTAAAAGCTTGCGTCTTCTCAAAAGGTGTTGTTAACATCTTGAGGATACGGAATACTATGAGTGTGTCTATGATTCTAGCGGCCATATATCTATTTATACCTGTCGGAGAGTCATTGCGAGTTTCTCATCGATAGGAACATCAACTTCAAACCCCTCTTCTACGTATCCTAGATATAACAGCATCGTTTTAATCGATGACCAGTATTCTACATCCTTGATTTTAAATTTTAACATCCTCATTGATGCATCGTATCCAAAGACATTAAAGATGCAAATAAGGTGATTTAGCATAAGACGTTCTCTCAGTTCATCATGTTGATAGTATCTGAAAAGAAGTCGTTTAAGGTATCTAAACCTACGTAAGTCTTCGTAGAAGTCATCCATGTCTTCACACTGTGGGTCATCATAGTGTTTTATGGCGTAGGCGGCAAAGTTCTTTGCTGTTAGTTTGTCAAATAGACTCATAATGTATCAAATTGTTTTGGTTGCACTAATATTTAGTGCGAGTGAAGAGCGTTATGCTAAAGAACCATATACTTTAAATGAACCAGTATCTAATTTTTCAGTTCTAATCTTCATAGTAAAGTTAATCTTCTCTTCTTCGATTTCATCATGTGGGGTATCAACTGTTTTACCAATGATATCACCGTAACGTGAAAATGTGATTTCAAACTCACCACTCTCACTCATGTCTATATCATTGATATTACCATCATGTGATAAACCAAGTAGAGATAGTTTTGCTTCCATTTGTGCAACGGCAGCTCTAGGGTTGATAAACTCCATAGATGCGGTATGACCTAGGATAGCATTAAGTCTTGACTTAACGTCTGCGTCATCGATGTTATGTTCACCCGCCATGCCTTCGTAGCCAGGGTTAACGTCTTCTGTGAGATATGCTTTAAATGTTTTCATAGTTTTATTTATCCTTTTTGTGTGTTCTACAGACCAAAAGTTCTAACTTCAGCGTCAGTATGATTAACGATATCGTCTTCTTGGTTTAAGAATATGTTCTGTGCGCCACTAGTAGGTGTCTCACCTTCAGAAAGTCCGTGTGTATCCCACCATTGACTCGGCCAATTGAACAATTCAGAGTTTTCACTTCTCTTGACACCCCCAATAGTGTGTTTTGCATCCCACTCTTGGGCAGCGAATTCAAGTGCTCTAGAACCCACTCCTTCAAAAATCATACTATTAACATCGTATTCCTGTAACCATTTGATAGCAGGATACCATGAAAGACCACCTTCAGTTGCGTTGTCGGCATCTTCTATTGCGTCTGTTTCAACACCGTTAATAGTTTCTTTATAATTCTGTAAAAGTCTATAGTTTTTTGACTTTAATACTTCAGTAAAATAATCACATACAGGTATTTCACCGTACAATACAATATCAGCCATTGCTAGTTTATCAGAACAGTGTCCATCTAAACCTCTTGACTCCCATTCTGTTTGGAAATTTCTCATCCAAGAATAGTGTGGTGTGCCATCTTTAGTACCTTCATCAGCAGATGCAAAGAAATTTGGTATGGATGTATCACGTTGAACATCTACACCATTTTTGGTCACTGTTATTGGGGTTGCCTTGTAAGGTTGTTTACAAGGATATATCAACATAGCACCAAATATTGGAGCATTGGTCGCATTACCTGTTGACCTAACTTCCTTTAATACCGTCTCATTAGGGACGTATCGCATTACAAACCATGCGTGGACTGGAAAATTTGCCTTAATGTAATCAATATCATCAAGAAACAAATCTTTAAACTCTTCGTCTGTTTGAGTTGTATAACCAGTTGTGTGTAAACGTCTAACGTAAGATGCTTCAATCAACCTAAGAAGGTCTTCACTAGGTAAGTCTTGTTCTATTGCGGTATGAAAAATCTTTGGCATAACAAATTACCCCTTAAGCATATGGTGGGTAAATACCACCGACTTTAGTTGTGGTAAACGGCCAAGCACATGGTTTAATATTATTGGGAAATCTATTTATATAAGCTGGCCCGAACTGCGAACATCCTAACTGATAAGCGGGTGTAGTGTTGTCTTCTACATAATTGAATACAGGAGTCGCATTCATCACTACTCCAGCACTTGGATGACCAGCAGGGAAACCACCATTTTCTTCCCAATTTTTCATCATGTCTCGTATTGCATTAAAATATTGTTTTTGTTTTAATCCTGTAGCACAATGTAACACATTTTTGTATCCATCGGCTTTAATGGCAGTATGAATAGCGATTAAAAATGCATCGGATATGTGCAGTGATGATGCCCAAATAGAAGATGATGTTCCATCAAGCATAGGGTTATACATAACTGTATCCATAGCGACACATTCATCTCTCCAATCACCACTACCAACCTCTTGAGCCCATAGGGTGTTTAAATCGGGTATTGAATCAGCTGTCATGACGTATGTATCATTTTCACCCTTAATAGAGTGCATCAACTGAAAACCGATAATAGTAGAACCATCAAAAGTTCTCACGATATATGCATCACATCCAAAAGTTTGCTGAATAACCCCACTTAAGAAGTCAGAAATATATGTTTTGACTTTAAGTTTTGCTTCACTAATATCGTCAGTGTAATGCGGATTAGATGCATCTACAGTCCCTTCACTATTAAAGGGAGAATGTGCTTGGTGGGTAAAAAGTCGTTTTTGATTATCTTCTGACCACAGAATATCAAGTTCTGCATCCGTTAGCATGACCTTGTCTACCGTTGTTGTAATGGTAGACAGGTCGCAATTTCCAAACGTATTGCTCATAATTTAAATTCCTAAACTGTTATGCAACTACTGTAATTGTACCAGCAGCAGTTCCAATTCCAGCAACTGAAGTAATTGTACTTGCTGTTGCAGTACCCTTATCTTTAATTGTTCCACCGTTCAATGCAACTGCGTTTGCACCAATTGAAAGTACATCATCAGCATCAGTAGCGGCATTGGCAGCTGCAATTGCTAATGTAAATGTAAGTTCGTTAGTACCTGTTCCACTTGCATATGACAATGTGTGGTTAGAATTAACACTGTTAACTACAGTTAATTGTGGTGTTCCAGTTACGTCAACTGCTTCGTTGAATACTACCTTAACAGATAGTGTTCCACCTTCGGACTTATCAAATGCAGTGATGTTCCAGTCGATATCAGTGATATCAGCGGCACCAAGTGCAGTTGTGAGTGCGGAACTAGACCATGCAACCAATGTCTCAGTCAATGTTCTTGAACCCACTACTTTTTTAAGTTCCCATCCGTGTGCTTTAGCAGATGTATTTGTTTTTTCGGATGCAGATAACCAGTTAGGTTTACTCTCTGTTCCGCTTGTATGTCCCCATAATGGCATATCTATTTCCTCTCTTTTATTTTGTTGCTACTTTTAAGATAGCGTTAAATGCTTTCTTAAACCCTTTCGAGTCCTTCTGCATCATGTTTAAGTATTTAGACCGTATTGGCGCTTTGATACTCATCAAAGTTTTGTAAACCTTTGAAGCATCTCCTGCCTTTACTTTAGTCTTATTCATATCATCAGTACGAACATCAGTATCTTTACCTGTGTCATCTATAGATGCCAATTGAACAAGAACGTTTGCGTCTGCATGTTTCTGTGTTCCCTGTGCACCATAGTCTAAAGCATTGACTGCTCTCATGATAACTTCGTCTTCGTCTGCTTCCCTATACTTACCACCAGCCATCTTGCTGATTTTGTCTAGTCGAGCACGTAAATCTTTTTCATCTTTTGCAGCTGATACTGCACGTGCAATTTTCTTATTACCCGCATCGGACATCATTCCGAAATCGGCAACTTTCTCCATTACTTGAGCAGTCTTTTTAGCACTGTCCTTTATGTAACCGAGTTTTTTAATTCTTTCTCTAAACGTCTTATACCTTGCGTCTAGTCCTACATTTCTATCTGACATATTATTCTTTGACCCCTAGTTTTTTCATTTCAGCGTCAATCTTCTTATTGATTGCAGTGACTTCTTTGGTTGCGACTGGGCCTTGTGCAACTAGTTTTGCCTTTTGTAAAAGAAGGTCTGAGTATTTTGTATACTTACCTTCTGTTACTTCACCCATTTTTAAGGGTTTTTTCTTTTGACTGTAGTAATCTTTAAGGAATTCTTTTGCTTGTTGAAGTGAAACAGGATAGTTTTTTGCAATGTCTTTTGCTGTCATACCTTGTTGAATGTCTAGGAATAAGTCACTCATTGCGCCTTCTGACATTTCTTCTTCTTTTTTCTTCTTTTTGTCTGTTTCTTTGTAACCATTAGCAAATGCAGCTTTTCTTTGAGCATCAGAAGAAAAACCTTCCTTCATACCCATAACTTTATGGGCAAGTTTAACAAGAACGTTAATGTTTGCACCTTCCATTTTCTTCTTGTTACCATCGTTTACTTTGTCGTAAACCTTTGAAATCATAGATGCAGTGAACATGTCCAACATGACTCCACCTACTTTAGCTGCTGATTTATCTGATACAATCTTTTGGATTTCAGGCATCAAATTCTTTTCAACTAAAAGTGATTCATCTAGGGATTGTACTTCTTTATTTGAAATATAAGATTCGTTTGCATATTGAAGTGCTTTCTGAACGTCTTTGTTTTTAAGCATTGCGTTACCGTAATACTTTGCAATCTCTTTTCTTGCAATAGAATCTGCACCACTAAGGTCTAAAGCAACTTCTACTGCTTTCTTGACCTTTGCATCTGTGACTTTATTCTTCTTAAAGTATTGTGCAACCTCTGAACCAGTAAGTTTCATTTTACCATAAGCGCCAAGAGCATCGACTTTTCCGTCTTTATCTAAGACTTTCTTTTCTTTTAGTTCTTGGAAGATATTGGGTCGAAAGTGATTCATATTAAACCTCGGTTGCGTTTTTCCACATGTCTCTGACTACGTCTTCGACTTTAACTTTTCTGTTATCTTTTTCAGCGACTCTACGTCTATCACCGTCTGCGGAAATCCATTCATCGACTTTCTTTTCACCTTCTTGTTCTTTCTTTTTGTCGATTGCTTTTTGAAGAGCGGGTGGAAGTTTACCTTCAACCATTTCATCGATAGTTTCTGTTCCGTCACCGACTTTATCAACCAGTTTTCGCATCTTGTCTATATCACCACCTTTAAACTCTATGCTTAATTGTGGGTCTCTGCTAGTAGGTGCATGAACTTTTATGTTTTTACCGCCACCTTTTTTGATTGCATCAACATAAGGTTTTTCTTTACCTTTTCTGTAGTCGTCTTCATCTTCATATTCATACATGAAAAGACCTTCGGTAACATTATCGACTTCTTCGTTTTTACCTTTGTAGTTCTTGTCTACGTAGTTAAAAAACTCTTTCTTCTTATCACCTAGTTCAGCGGGTGAATCAACACCAAACTTCTTAAGTGCGGATTTAAAGAATGCTTGATATTCTTTAGAACCCTCTAGGACTGATTTGGTGGCTTCCACTAAACCTTTTGGTAGTTGATTGATGCTCATTGTACTAGTTCTCCTTTTTCAAAATAATTAAAAAGCATTGATTTTTTATCTTCGGTTAGTTCCAATGATTTTGCAAGTCTACCTA